GACTCATCCCCCTCCGTTATTTTTTAAGTTTTTTATGGCACAGATAGGGTAGCTCCCGAAAGCAACGAGCCTTGGTTGTTTCTGTGCCATAATACAAGGCAATACCGAAAGGCAGGTATAATATGGGATCTGGATGGAAGAAACCGACCGCGTGGGTGAATAGCCCGCAGGCCGATGAAGTGGCCGCATATTATGTGGCGGGGCATTCCGTGAAAGACACAGCAGATCGTTTCGGCGTTTCTGTGTATCAGGTCAACAACCTGGTAAAAAGACGGCGCATCAGCAACGGGCGCACGTTCTGCTGTGGTAAGGAATCAAACACCAACGGCCTAGTTGAAGCAAACGCCGCCAGAAGGGAAGACGCAGAGAAGCGTATAGCAAAATGCCTCCCGGATTTCGGACTTGATTACCTTGGCGGGTATACTAGCACCCATGGAAAGGTTCGCGTGCGGTGCCGCCGGTGTGGCTATGAATATGAGCGCACGTTGGGTTTTTTAAGAAAAGGCATTGTGCCGGATTGCGTGGAATGTAAAAGGCGAGAGGCAGATGCAAAGCGGGAGGAAGACGCTAAAAGGCGTGCTGAAAAAGAACAAGAGAAACAAAGGGCAGAGGCTGAAAAAGCCGATGCTCTTTTTCATTTACTGAATGATAAAACACATGTGTGTTCTGTGTGTGGAAAGAATTTCAGCGTTTTGGAGTTTGTGGATAGCAAGGGCCTGAAGCTGACTCCGACTGCCCCGAAATACTGTTCAAAAGAATGCAATCGTAAAGCGTTGAACAAAGCTCGCAAAAAATCACCGTCTGGCAAAACAGGAAATTATTATAATCGCGCTAGAAAATACGGATGCGAATATGTTCCCGGAATTACGCTAAAGAAACTAGTGGCGCGTGATGGCCTGACATGTCGAATATGCGGTGGTATGTGTGACTGGAATGATCGTTCGTGGGCGGGATGCTTTGGGCCGACATATCCGAGCATTGATCATATTATACCGATGGCAAAGGGCGGCGGGCATGTTCCGAGTAATGTGCAAGTCGCTCATGTTATTTGCAATTCTGAAAGTCGCGATTCCATGATTAAGGTGTACAGCCATAGGCGAGGCCAGCTGACATGAAAGCATCAAAAGAACAACAACTTCATACTTTGGAGAACGCGATTCTGGCGATGCGTGACAAAATCGAGGAGCAAATCCCGATATTCAAGCAAGAGCCGTTATCGCAAATTGTGACAGTCGGAACCGGCGAGAGCATGGTGAGACAGAATCCAACGGTTTCCGAATTTCGCGCACTTGTTAAGGATTACGGGCAGGCAATCAAGGTGTATCGGGAGTTGTCGGCAGACAGCGCCAATGTTGATTCAAGCGCTCTTGAAACCCTTAGGGCAAAGTTTAAGGTGATCTCATGATGGGCTACACTGAGCCGCGGATCTACACCCCCCAGCTCCGGGAGCTGACCCCGGACACGTCACTGGGCTTTGCCTGCATTGAATATGCGCGGACAGTCCTCGGAAAAACGCTTTACCCGTGGCAGGAGTGGGCGCTGATCCACTCGATGGAGATAATCGGAGAACTGGGCGGGGAATGGAGATTCCGCTTCCGCACGGTTCTCTTTTTGATATCCCGGCAAAACGGGAAAACGGTGCTGTCCGAGGTTATCGCATCGTTCTTTTTGAACGTCCTGGGCGTTGATTCCATCTTCGGAACGTCCCTCAGCCTGGACAAGGCGGAAGAAGTATGGGAGGCGGTCATCGCCGACCAGGAGGGAATCCCGGAGCTGTCATCCAGTATTGACCGGGTGAGCCGCACGAATGGAAACAAGCGCCTGATCCTGACCGGCCTCCGGCAGTACAAAGTGGGAGCGCCTACCCGCCGCGCCGGTCGTGGCGACAGCAACGACCTTGTGATGCTGGACGAGATCCGCGAACACCGCGACTGGGAGACGTGGGCAGCGGCGGCAGCGTCCACAAACGCAAAGCCGAACGGCCTGATCGTCTGCTTCAGCAATGCGGGCGATCCTGACAGCATCGTCCTGCGTCAGCTCCGGTCACAGGCCATCGCCAAGATCAACGGCACGGCCGCGCAGGATTTCGGCGGCGAGGTGGATGATTCCGGCCTCGGCCTGTTTGAGTGGTCAGCCCCGGATGGAGCGGCCACGGATGACATTGAAGCCCTCGCCCAGGCCAACCCGGCGCTGGGCTATGGGCTGTTGACGGAGCGTGCGCTGATGTCCAATCGGCAGACGTTCCCGGAGAACAAATTCCGCTCAGAGTGCATGTGCCAGCAGGTGGAGACGATACTCCCTAACCCGTTTCCTGATGGAGCGTGGGCTGGGTGCCTTGATACTGCATCGAGCATAGCGCCGGAGTCAGAGCTTTTCTATGGCATCGACCTGTCCCAGGATCGCCGGTGGTGCTCCATCGGGGTGTGCGGCCTGCGCGAGGATGGAAATTATCACATTGAGGTCGTGGCGCGGCGCATCGGCACGGAGTGGGCGCTTGACTGGTTCAGAGCGCGGGCGATGCGGGGAAAGATGCGGCTTGCGTTCCAGAGCCGTGGCGCTCCCGTCTCAGGCCTTGCGGAGCAAATATGCACGTTGCAGGGGGTGGAACGGTGCGCGGTGGAAGGGTCCGACCTCACGAACGGCTGGACACGCTTCTGGGACGCGGTAGCGGCCTCCGCCCCTGGTGACACGGAGCGCGGCGGCGTGAAGGTGTTCCACCTGGAACAGCCGGTGATGGATCTTCCCGCGAAAACCATGCAGCTTCGGAACATCGGCGGCGGCATTGAACTGCCTGACCGCATGAAAAGCCCTGATGACATCGCGCCGCTCTATGCGTGCGTCATGGCATTTGCCGCGGCTACGAAGATCCAGACGGAAAAAACAAAAACATACCAATCGGCATACGTCACGGCGATGCCGGTTTTTATTTAATCAGATGGAGGTGGGGTAATTGCCCAGCATTGCCGAACGCTGGCGGGCTATGTTCCGACCCAGAATGATAGTGATGAGCATGGGCGGAGACGCGCCCACTCAGGTAATCAATTATGACGCCCGGCGGCTGTATCAAACTCAGGACAACTTGAAGGCCGTCGTGGACTTCATGGCAAACAGTATCGCACAGCTCCCGCTCAAGACCTATCGGCGGGATGGAGAGACAGACAGAGAACGTGACCGGGACAGCACGGCGGCAAAACTGCTGTGGAGGCCGAATCGGGATCAAACCTGGTATGAGTTTATCCGCGGCCTGACCACGGAATACTTCATTTTCGGCTCCGTTTATGCCTGGCTCCTCCCGGATCCCGATGCTCCGAGCGGATATCAGCTCAGAATCATCCCCTCAGAGTGGGTCACCGGCATGGATGGCGACACCGTTTATGCGCCGTCTGTGATCCATGTTCAGGCGAGCGCGGAAGCGAAGCGGATTGATATTCCTCGTGATGAGTTTGTGCTGTTCCGTACTTACAGCCCCGGCAACCCCGGCGGCTTTATTTCCCCGGTCTCCGCCCTGCGGCAGACGCTCCAGGAACAGATCGAGGCGGCCAATTTCCGAAAAGAGTTGTGGCACAGCTCCGGGCGGCTGAACGCTCAGATCATCCGCCCGAAGGACGTGCAGCCCTGGGACGATGAACAGCGGCGCAGATGGACAACCGCCTTCCGTGAAGCGTGGGGCGCGGGTGGTTCCAAGGCCGGATCCATCCCCGTGATGGAGGACGGCATGGAGATCAAGCCGTTTCAGACGTCTTTCAAAGAACAGCAGTGGGCGGAATCCATCAAACTGAGCCGGGAATCCGTGGCGGCTGCCTATGGCATCAATCCGAGCCTCATCTGGCACAGTGACACGCAGACTTATGCGTCCAGCAAGGACAACGCCAGGGCGCTTTATGCGGAGTGCCTGGGGCCTGTGCTCCAGATGCTCCAGCAGCGGATCAACTCTTTTCTGCTCCCGATGGTTGGAGCGGACGAGAACACCTATGTGGAGTTTGACCTGACCGAAAAGCTCAAGGGCAGCTTCGAGGAGCGGGCCAGCATCCTCCAGTCCTCTGTCGGCGGCCCGTGGATGACGCGGAACGAAGCACGAGCCGACAACAACCTCCCGCCCATCGAGGGTGGAGATGAGCTGATCGTGCCGCTGAACGTTGTGGAGGGTGGACAGGCATCCCCGACCGACACCCACATGGATGAGCAAACACCCATGGAGACGGTGGAGACGGAGCCGAAATCCATCACGCCGCTGGAGAAGATGGCGAAGACCGTGCAGGAGGTCCGCATCAAAGGTGCGGCGACCGATGAAGAGCGGGATGACATGGCGGACGTGCTGGCAAAGTTTTTCAAGCGCCAGGCGGCATCCGTCCTCCCAAAAATCGGCGCGGGCCGTGACTGGTGGGACGAAGACAGATGGAACGCCGAACTCGCGGACGATCTGGAGCCTCACATGAACGCCATTGCGGACGCGCACGGCATGGCGACATCCGCGGAGCTGGGCACGAAGTACGACACCGACATTACCCGCGCATATCTCCGGGCAATGGCGGAGGGCCGCGCACGGGCCACGAACGACAAGACCCGCGAAAAGCTGGAAGATGCCATCGAGGACGAGGATGAGGAAATCACCCCTGCATCTGTGATGGAGAAGCGCGAGGAAACGGAGTCCCCGATGCTTGCACAGTCGCTCGCCACTGCCGTGGCCGGGTGGGCGTTGCTTGAATCTGTCCAACAGGCGGAGCGGCAGGGCTACTCCCGCACGGTGGAAAAAGAGTGGGTGACCGGCGTCAATCCCCGCGAATCCCATGCGCTCATGAACGGTGAGCGGGTGCCTTATGACGAGCCGTTTTCCAACGGGGCGAAATGGCCGGGTGATGACTTCCTCGGCCCGGACGAGACGTGCAACTGCAACTGTCGCACGGATGTAATTATAGGAGGTTAATCATGGACCTGAAATACAAATCCTTTGAATCTGCTTTGGGAGAATCGGGGACGATCTCCGGGTATTTCTCCACCTATGACAAGACCCCGGACAGCTACGGGGACATCATCGAGCCTGGCGCGTTCACTGAGACGCTCGCCAAGCGCAAAGAGACCGGCCACCCGTTCCCGCTCTGCTGGAACCACGATCTCGATCAGATCATCGGAACCGTGGACACAATCGAAGACACCGAAAAAGGCCCGCTGATGACAGCGAGCTTTTTTGATACCCCGCTGGCCCAGGAAAAGCGCGAGATCGTGAAGAGCGGCTGTGTGTATCAGTTTAGTTTTGCGTATTCCGTCACCGCCTGGCGCGAGCCGAACGCGGAGGAAAAAGCCGCTGGCGTTATGAACGTTCTGACCGGCGTTGACCTGTTCGAGGTCAGCATCGTGCCGATCCCGGCGAACCAGAATGCGGTCATGACGGAGGTCAAGGCCGGCCGGCGCAATCGGAAGTCCGACGAGGACATCATTAAACAGATCATCACCCTCGCCCAGTCTCTGCTGGATGAGGCTGACGATGCAGAGAACCCCGACAATGGGGAGGACGAAGCGAAGGCCAACACGGCAGTGGAGGAGCCTGAGCAGAGCAACCCGGAGAAGGACAATCTGCTTGCATTTATCAAGACCATGAAGGAGGTCAAGTGCGATGAGCATGAAGACTGAACTGACCGAAATGAAAGAGCGCCTGATCGGTATGGAGAAATCCATCGAGGACGGCGATTCTGCGGTCATCGAGGAAGCGATGCGGCTCAAGGCTGACATCGAAGCGAAAGAGGCCGAGATCGAGGAGGCGGAAAAGAAGGCCGCCATCCTGAACGACATCGGCAATATGAAATCCATCAAGGAGGAAAACAAAGAAATGGAAGAGAAGACCGGCATCCAGGCTCTGGATCTGATGAGCCTCAAGAACAACCGCGGCAGCGTTTCCACCTACATCAAGGCGGCTGCTGTCGTCACCGGCACCACCATCCCCGAGTATGACCGCAATGTGGTCGCTCCCGTCCCCGCCCTGGGCGTTCGGGATCTGTTCGGCGCTGAGAGCATTAGCGGCAATGCCCTGACCTACTTTGTCATGGGTGCCACCGAGGGCGCTCCTGCCGTGACCGCCGAGGGCGCTGCCAAGCCCCAGATCCAGCCCACCTACTCCCCTGTGACGAAGGCGCTGGCGAAGATCGCTTCCTACATCAAGGAGACCGATGAGATCCTGTCCGACGCCCCCTTCCTGGAGAGCGCCATCCGCAACCGTGGTGTGTATGAGCATCGCCTTGCCGTTGAGGGCTATCTGCTGACCCAGCTTCAGGCCGTCTCCGGCATCGGTGCTGTCACCGGCGGCATCTCCTTCGACAACATCCTGAAGGCTAAGATGAACATCATGACCGCCACCGGATTTGAGGCCGATGCTGTGATCCTGAACCCCGCCGACATGCTGACCCTGCTCCAGACCAAGGTCGAGAGCGGCTCCGCTCAGTATGTCCTTGGTGGCCCGATGTATGGCCCCTATGGCAACGGCGCTTACAACAGCAACCCCACCGTCTGGGGTATGCCCATCGTCCTCTCCAGCAAGGCCACTTCCGGCACCGCCATCGTGGGTGCGTTCCGCCAGGGCGCTTCCGTCGTCGGCAAGTCCAATGAGGGCCTGCGCGTTGAGGTCTCCAACAGCGATCAGGACGATTTCATCAAGAACCTGGTGACCGTCCGCATCGAGGAGCGGCTCCTGCTCGCCACTCGCGTGCCCGCGGCGTTCTCCACGATCTCCACCTGATACCAGGAGGGCGGTGAGTAACCATGATGAAAATCTACGAATGCGCCGATGGTCTCCTGCGCTGGTATGAAGAGGGCGAACAGCCCAAAGGCGCTAAAGAGCATCAGGCGAAACCCGCAGAGAAACCCGCAGAGAAGGCCATGAAGCCGTCCAACAAGGCGAGGGCGGTGAGGAATAAGTGAGCCTGATTACCAA